CACGCGCGTCATCGATGGTCTTAAGGCAGCCATCGTCGCCTTGGAAGCACTCGGCACAACCGAGGAGCCGGAGGGTGATGACGAGCCTGAGGCGTCCGCTGAAGAGATGCGCGGCTTTCTCACATACAGAGAGAACCGAAAGCTCCTCCAGGATGTGGCGACTGTGCTTGGTGACGCACTAGCCGAAGCACGTAGCCAAGCAGAAGCAGGCCGAAAATAGCTCGGCACTTACTCCCTAATTTTACGAATGTATGGAGATTGAAACTCTCAAAGCAGAGTTGTTCACCGCCGTCGACGAGAGCGTCAAGAAGAACCTTGAGGCCATCGTCGGCCCAGCAGTCGCAGACCGCGTTGAAGATGCCATCAAGGCTATGCGCCTTGAGCGCATGGTCAGCGGCAAGGGCGGGCTCGACGCAGATGTCCGCAAGATGTTCGGCGACGACATCAAGGCCATCGCTCGCAGTGAGAAGGCTGCGTACCTCGAAAGCAGCGACCAGGCGGGCGGCTATCTCGTTCCGAAGGAAGTGCACAGTGAGATTCTGCGCATTGCTGAGACCGTAGGTCTCATTGCGCGTGATGCCCGCCGCTGGCCCCAGGGCTCTGACGAGCTGGAAATTCCTCGTTACACCGGCTCCGCCCTTCAGGGTGAGTATCTTGGTGAAGATGAGGAAGGCGATGAGACGCAGGAAGACCTTGGAGTCGCTCGTCTCAACGTCAAGCGCTGGCAACTTATCCTTCGCCTTAGTAACTCCCTTCTCGCAGACTCGTCGGTCAACCTCTCTGACTGGCTCATGGCTATGGCGTCCGAGGGTATGTCCTACCGCTTGGACCGCGAAGGCTTCATGGGCGGGACGTACGCGGGCTCACCGTTCGTCGGCCTTCTCGCGTCAAACGATGTCACCACTCAGACGCTTGGAAGTGGTGCTACCGGGTTCGAGGACGTTTCCCTTGAGGAGGCATCAACTGCAATTGGAAGCATTAAGACGGCCGCTCTCAATGATGCGGCCTTCTACTTCCACCGCACCGTGTGGGCGAAGATTCGTGCTCAGAAGAGCGGCGACAACTACGTCTACGGACAGAGCAACCTCGCCTCGCTCCGCCGCGAGAGCGGTATCCAGCCTGTAGGCGAGATACTCGGGTATCCCGTCTACACGACCGATGTGCTTCCTGCGTACTCTGCGAGTGCCGTCAGCACGAAGTTTGGCGTGTTCGGAAACCTCAAGCTCGCGCTTGCATGGGGCGACCGTGGCCCGATGGAGATTGCACGCTCAACGGATGCGACGGTGGGCGGAAAGTCCCTCTTCCGTGCTGACCAGCAGGCGTTCCGATTCAAGCACCGTCACGCAATCGCCATGCAGCTTCCAGCTGCCGCAGTCGTGCTCAAGACCGCAGCCTCTTAGTCCCCTGACCTATGCGATACAAAACCAACGTAGCGCTATCGGTTAAGGGCGACCGCGTGGAACGCGGTGCAGTTATCGAGCTAACGGACGAGGAAGCAGCAAACCTCGACGCAGCCGACATCGAGGTCTACGAAGCAGTAGAGGCCAACGAGCCTCAGGCTCCCGTAGAGACTCCGATTGAGGAGATGTCGGTCCCGCAACTGAAAGAGCGGGCAAAGGAGCTTGGTCTCTCTGCCTCAGGCAGCAAGGCCGACCTTCAGGAGCGCATCGCGCTTCACCTTCAGGAGGCCACCGAGCCTCAGGGCGATTAACAGCTCCTATCGCATCTACTTATGCGTAAGCTATTCGACAATGTGAAAGCGGTCGCATCGCTCGTGCCAGCTGTCCGCACGTCGGACGCGAACGGCACCGGCATCGACACGCAGGGCTACAACGACGGCATGATTGTTGTGTCGGCTGGCGACATCGACCTCGCCAACTCCGATGAGACGTATGTCATCGAGCTTGAAGAGTCCGACGACAACTCGACCTTCACGGACGTTGCTGGTCACGACATCTCGATTACGGCTGACAATCAGGTTGGCGTGAAGCGTGTCAGCGAGCTCAACGTGGCTCGCAAGCGCTATCTTCGCGCCGTCTGCAACGTAGGCGGCACCACCCCTTCCTTCCCGGTAGCGGCGGTCTTCCTTCTTTCGGGCGGTCAGTCCGGTCCGGTTAACACTGATTAGTCGCTGTTCCCTAGAGCTCCCGAGCACCTCGGGGGCTCCGTGGGTATAATGACCACACACCTATGTACGGCGACGCTCTGACGACGAAGGACCGAATTAAAGACCGCCTCCAACTCTCGGCCGCGTCGTTTGATAACGTCATTGACAACCTTATTCTCGCAGTCACCGCTCGCATCGAGCAGATGTGCGGTCGACGCTTTATACAGGCCAGCTACGCCCATGAACTGCATGACGGGTCTGATGCTCTCGGAGGCAGTCGGCGCGTTTTTCTCATTCTTAAGAATGCGCCCGTTCAGACCGTGAGTGCAGTCCAATACAAGGCCGGCACTAACAGCGCCCCGAATTGGACGGACTTCGACGAGGATGACTACACCACTGATGTTCAAGCGGGTACGATTTACTTTCCCGGCGGGATGCCGCGAGGAATGCGCAACATCCGCGTGACCTATACCGGCGGCTTCAGCGGCTACTCCATCGGCGTCAACAACTTTTGGATTTTCAACACCACGCCTTCGGGGACGGTGGATGGCGCCAACCGCACCTTTTCTCTGCCGGAAACTGCGACGCAGGTCATCGTCTACGCAGACGGATTGCGCGAAGCCGCCTCGAACGTGGACTTCACGAATGGTGATGACGAATTCACTCTTGCCGCAGGACGTGAGCCATCAAGCTCCATTGCAGTGGACTATGTGCGGGAGAACGCCGCTGAAGACGCAGACTACTATCTGCCTGCTGACCTAGTGGAGGTGTGCGAAGAAGCGGTTGTACGCCTCTTCAAGCGGCGCGACAGCGAAGGCCGCGCAAGTGAGACATTCAGTGAGAGCAGCATCACTTGGCACAAAGGCCTCTTCAATGAGGGCGACCTGACGACGATTAAGAACTACCGTCGCGGCTACCACCCATGATCAGCCTGCGAATATCGATCACTAATCTGGACCAGCTCCGCGCCAATTTCGCCAAGGCTCCAGGCCGTGCCCTGCACCATCTCTCAAAAGCTACCAAGGGCGCGATTTTTGAGGTCGAGAAACAAGCGGTAGATGGCAACTTTCAATTTAAGTGGCCGCGCTCCATGCGTACCGGCTATCTCGCTCTGTCGTTTGGCTTCGGTCGCCGCATTGACCCGAGCGGGCTTCGGGCATCTATCGGCCCCACAGCCCATTACGCCCCAAATGTCTATTACGGCACCTACCGCACTACGCCGAACCCATACATGGACCGCATCGCCAAAGCAGCAGAGCCGCAGGTGAACGACCATTTCGAGAAGGCGGTTGACCTTATCGTCGGTGAAATCGCCCGCATATGAGCACTCATCGAAACGATGACGCCACTGTGCCGGACCACGCTACACTACGGGTATGAGCGCGGCTACCATCAAGCAGGCGATAAAAGCGAACCTTGACGCTCTCGTCGATGACGAGGTGCTTGCTGGCGCAACCACTACCGATATTCGCAAGAGCCCGCTTGCCGCCGACTTTCCGAATTTTCCCCACGCCCACCTCATGCCGCCGTCAATCGACTGCGAAGTGCTCGACAATCGAACCAACCTTCGCACCTACGTGTATGACATCATGGTCGTTTGGAATGCGGAGAACATTGCGGACTCCACCACGGTCGAGGACGACATAGAAGCCATCCTCAACAAGTTCGATAACGACCCCACCCTTGGAGGCACTGCTATGGGCGGCACCCTTCCGGTTTCTTCATCGCCGCAACCAATGCAGCACTCAGGCAAAGACCTTATTATGGCTGTCATTCAGGTGCAGGCGAAGCAGCATGTGTCGCTGTCGTTCTAAAGCGCGCCGGCCTTCTTGAGCTCGTTCGCAGCACGCAATTCCTGTCTTAGGTGCTCCAACGAGTAGATGTCATGCGCAATCCAGTAAGCAGGCACCAACCGGAATGGCAGTGGAGCCGTGCAGGAGCTCAGCCCTAAACATAGCAGCGCGGGAAAGAGTCTCTGTATTGGCGGGCTGCTATTCAGGGCAACCCACATGACGGCAAATGCCAGACTAAGCACCGTCAGCTGCATCGCGGCGAACGCGCCCGCATGAACAATCTCCGCGAGAAGGTAGCGTTCCACCGTCTCGTGCCTACTCAGGACACGTTCTGCTGCTGCAACTTTTCGTTCCAATGAGCGAATTCGTACCGCCACACTTCGTTCTGGTCGCCGCAACCACCATGCCCGGACAAACGGCGTAAAGAGGTTGGCCAGGATCGCCATCGGAAACGCCAGAACCAGCGCTAGCGCCCAGGGCAGGTTGAAGCCTTGCTCAATCATCGAACGAATCATGTGGAATCTAAATGCTATACTGAGGCCATGTCACAGCGACGGCTACCCAGCAACGACCGGTCATTGAACGCTCAGATAAAAAGCGGCGAGATATTCTTCTTCCCCAAGTCAAATCCCCCAGTCTCGGTTCGAGCAGCATCACGCGAGGAAGCCGAGCGCGTCTTAGAAGCTAACTCAACGGAGGTATGACGAAGTTCATCGGCCGCTTGGCCGACATAGGCATTGCGAAAGAAGCAGTACGCGGCACCGCAGAAAACAGCGTTGGCTTCTACCTTCCCAAGGTCTCGCTCACGATTGATGACGGCATTGAACAGGTCCTCGACGAAAGCTCTATCGGCGTTATTGAGGACTCCCCGAATGCCTCCGTCGTCGGAAAATTCGCCGAGGGAGAAATCGAGGGAAATATCTACGACAAATCGTTCGGCCTGCTGCTCTTCGCTGCACTCGGTGGCAAGTCAGTAAGCGGCCCCTCCGATTCCGCCTATACGCACTCCTTCACCGTCGCACAGTCAGCGCAACACCAGTCGCTGACTCTTTTTCTCGATGACCCCAACCAGGATTACAAATACGCGCTCGCGATGTTGGAGTCGCTTGAGATTGACGTGATGCTCGCGCAGTACGCTCGGTACAAAGCCGCATTCCGCTCTAAAGCTGGCGAAACCGCCACCCTCTCTCCATCGTACAGCGCTGAGAAC